CAGGTATCATTAATAATGCTACTAGCCTATGGTCAAGCTCTGGTAACAATGATCAGACTAAAGACATTGGAGTCTTCGCTAAGATCATCATGCCTCTTAACGCTCCCAAAGAACGTATCAATTGCAATACACTCTACTTACTAGAGCTACAAAAGAAGCGTCTTGAGATCATGAAGCTAGAGACTGAACTCAATGCGCTAAGACGACTACAGTTGGATAATTAATATGGCAACAGAGATAGAGTACGGTGGTGTCAAGTTAGGAGGCAGTAAGTTATTACTTATAGTCCCATTGCTTGGTACTATCCTTGGTGGCCTCTGGGGTGGCTTTGAAGTCTACCAGAGATACTTAGATATGGAGGCTAGGATTAGCTCCTTTGTATCACCAGACCTCTCAGACTACGACAAGCGTATAGCTGTTATGGATGGGAAGTTTACTGTAATAGAGAAGACTCTTGTCCTTATAAATGGGGAGATTACCTCGATTAAGGGTGACTCAGAGACCCAATACCTCACGATCAAGGATCTTAAACAGTCCATGCGTGATGACATTGACCGTCAAGAGAAGATTATTGATAAAGTTGAAGACGACATAGCAGGCATTGAGACTGACGTTAGAGCTACCATAGACACAGCTGAAGGTCGCTTTGAAAGCAAGCGTGACCAGCTGCAGAAGGACTACGTACAGAAGTCTGACACTATACGAGAGGATGTAGAGCGTAAGATTACTGATTTAGAAACAAGACTAAACAAGAAGTTACAAAGAGCACTAGACAACCCTTTGGCTAATTGAGATGATGAACATGGATAGTAACACACGATTCGACAGGCTGGAAGCTAAGATAGATAAGTTAGCCGATGCAATGATTAAACTAGTGGAAATAGATACGAAGATAGATGGACTCTTAGTTCACAATAACACACAGGACACGCGTTTGAACAAGCACAGTGTTGAGATTGATTCTCATTCAGTTAAGTTAGCTGTAGTGGCTAAAGCAAGTGGAACCAACGAATGGTTCATTAGATTATTAATAGCTACCCTAGTCGCAGGTGTAGCCTACATCGTGAGAGGTTAGTATGTTTGGATTACCAATGGAAGCTGTCACCATGATGGGCAGTACGCTGGGTGGAGCAGCCATGAAGATGTGGTCACAAAGCCAAGCTGATAAAGCAGAACAACAGAAACAACTAATGACTCGCTTTGAAGCCTCTGAAGGTAGTGTAGCCAATGCTAGGAATCATCAGAATCCTAATGCTCAATGGATACGCAGGTTCTTAGTTATATCCTTCATGGGTATGGCTATGTTTATCTTACTAGCTCCTCTGTTGGGCTTCAAGACAGTAGTGCCTGTAGACGTAACCACAGGCTTTAGCTTCTTATTCTTCGACTTCAAGGACACTATCACTGAGTACGTATCGTTGAGTGGTATGGTAACACCCGTATGGTTACCACATGCAATCATGTCAGTAGTGGGAATGTACTTTGGTCAATCAATCGTAGCTAGACGCTAACTAAGGAAACAAATGAAAACATATAAACAAACAGTAAACAACATCCTTATACGCTTAAGGGAACGTGAAGTAGCTTCTGTTGATGAGAACAGCTACTCCAAACTCATTGGCTTATTTGTACACGATGCTATTGAAACAGTAGAGGCAGCTTGGAACTGGTCTAACCTTCGTGAGACTATGACAGTAACTACACAAGCTGATGTGTTCAACTATGTACTCACTAACTTTGGTGACAAGTCCACAGTGCTTGATGTGATAAACAACACTAGCAATACCTTCATGAAGTATCAGACAGCACATTGGTTTAACAATCAGTACCTCAACCAGACACCAGCTATAGGCTCACCACAGAACTATGTGTTTAATGGCCTAAGCAACTCAGGTGACACACAGGTAGATGTATACCCTAAGCCCGATGGAGCTTATCAATTATTCTTTAACATCATCAAACGATCACCTGATGTTACCAATGACTCTGACATCGTCAAGGTTCCTTACTTACCTGTGCAGGCTCTAGCCTACGCTCTGGCTCTTGAGGAGCGTGGTGAGGATGGTGGTATGTCAGCGGTGTCTGCAAAGGCAATGGCTCAATCATATCTCTCAGATGCAATTGCTATTGATGCAAGTAAGCATCCTGAGGAACTAATTTGGGAGGCTCCGTAGCTCATGGCTAAGCAACTACTCGCGGCCTCCATTGCTGCTCCAGCATTCTATGGGTTGAACACTCAGGAGTCTGGAGTAACTCTACAGGAAGGTTTCGCACTACACGCAGACAATTGCATCATAGATAAGTATGGTCGCCTAGGCTCACGTAAAGGTTGGCAGACGCTTACCTCTGGTAGCACAGGCGTCAACTTAACTGGCTTGTCCAACTTTAAGGACATCACTGGTGCCAACACTCGCTTATCGTGGAATGATACTACATTCTTCTCAGGCACCACTACGCTAACTTCTGTAGCTCCTACGCTAGCCGCTGGTGACTCAATCACTGCAGGTAACTGGCAGACAGCTACACTTAACGACCATCACTACTTCTTCCAACGTGACAATGAGCCTCTAGTGTATACCAACGAATCTGGTAGCTTAGAGTTTGAAGCATTCTCAGAGCACTCTCATGTAACCTCTGGTTGGCCTGAAGCTAACACAGTACTTGCGGCTTATGGTCGCTTATGGGCTGCTGATACGTTAACTAACAAGACTACAGTATGGTTCACTACGGTGCTTGATGGAACTAAGTTCTCTACAGGCACCTCAGGCTCCATAGACATCTCTAGTGTACTCACCTCAGGCATGGACGAGATAGTAGCGGTAGGCGCACACAACGGTAACTTGATTATCTTCTGTAAGGATAACATTATCATCTATAGCGATGGTGATAACTTCCAAGCAGGTATGACTACTTCAAGCATGACACTAGTCGAGGTAATCGAAGGTGTAGGTTGTATCGCTCGTGACTCAGTTCAGAACACTGGTGAAGACATTCTATTCCTGAGTAACACAGGTGTACGTTCATTGAACCGAACTGTACAAGAGAAGTCTCAGCCAATGCGTGATATATCTAAGAATATCCGTGATGACATGATTCAAGCTATCAATGGTGAAGTCTTAGATAACGTCAAGTCAGTCTACTCACCTACTAATGCTTTCTATCTTCTCACCTTCCCAGCAACTAAGCAGACCTTTTGCTTTGACACTCGGCAGACACTAGAAGACGGAAGCTACAGGGTAACCGTATGGCCTGAGTTGACACCTAAGGGTCTTCTCTCGATAGGCTCTGATCTATTCTTTGCACAGCCTAATGGCGTTGCTCAGTATCGTGGTTATCAGGATGATGGTGCTAAGTATGAGATGGCTTACTATAGTAACTTCTTCGACTTGGAGATGCCTAACGTAAACAAGATAGTTAAGAAGCTATCAGCTACTACGGTAGGGGCTACAGGTCAGACCTTCGCACTTAAGGTTGGTTATGAGTATAGTCCAATCTACTTTTCTCAGACCTTCATACTCACCGCTGGTGTTGTCTACGAGTATGGCGCTGCTGAATATGGTATAGCAGAGTTTGCTGGTTCAGTACTAATCAACGATCAATCAGCACCAACACAAGGAGCAGGTAACATCATCCAAATAGGTTTCACAACAGACATCAATGGTACTGCTATGTCACTCCAGAAGATCTCAATTTACGCTAAACAAGGCAAGGTACTTTAACTATGTCCAATTATATCAAAGCAACAAACTTTGCATCGAAGGATGCCCTGACTACAGGTAACCCCCTTAAGACCGTAAGTGGTACTGAGATTGATGACGAATATACAGCTATTGCAGCTTCTATCAATACTAAGGCAGACTCAAGTAGCCCTACGCTCACAGGTACTCCTGTGTCACCTACAGCTGCTACAGTAAGCAACAGCACACAGATTGCTAACACAGCATTCACACAGGCTGCTATTGTAGCTGGTGTCACAGCAGTAACCGCAAGTGCAGCTGCCAACGCAACGGCCATAGACGTCACTGAGGCATCTATTGTCACAACCAATACTGCAGTGGCACTTAGGGCTACAATCGCCTCACCTGCTCTTACAGGGACTCCTACATCCACTACACAGTCTACTAGCAATAATAGTACTCGTATAGCTACCACAGCCTTTGCTCAAGCTGCTATAGTGGCTGGTGTTGCTGCAGTAACTTCAAGTGCTGCAACTAACGCATCAGCTATAAGCTCAACCAACTCTACAGTAGCTACTAAGGCTCCTCTAGCCTCTCCTGCTCTCTCAGGTAACCCTACAGCTCCAACACAGACTGCAGGCAACACCAGTACACGAGTAGCTACTACAGCATTCGTAGGTACTGCAGTAAGCAACCTAGTCGCTTCATCACCCTCTACGCTTAACACTCTTAATGAGCTTGCAGCGGCCTTAGGGGATGACCCTAGCTTTGCTACTACTGTAAGTAATAGTATTGGTACTAAGGCTCCTCTAGCTTCCCCTGCGCTTACGGGTAACCCTACAGCTCCTACGCAAGCCACAAGCAATGACAGTACTCGTATAGCTACCACAGCTTGGGTTAAGAATCAACCAGCTACAGGCGTCATAGGTGTCAATGTTAATGGAACTGTAGCTACTGGACGTACAATCTACGTAGATACTGACGCTCCTTCTGGTGGGGCTAACGGAGATATCTGGTTTGAATATTAAAGCGAAGGTAGGTAGTACTTGGGTAGACCCTATACCTCATGCCAAGATTGGTGGTACATGGACTAAAGTTAAGAAA